GTTATTGGTACAGGAGTGCCACATATTATACCCCTACTATTAATTCTACTCATATTGTTTTCTGTATTTTGAAGGTAAGGCATCTATCATATCAAAACTTTCCTCTCCTTTTATAATAAGTTCTCCGCTAGGCAGGTCTATTTCTATCATATCTATAATATCCCTTACATCTATATTTAGGAAGTTAGATAGCCTTCTCATATGATAGTACCTTAACATATAAGGATTTTCTATATACTTATCAATAGTAGTACCTTTAACATTACATATTTTTCCAAATCTCCTCTTTGAGATTCCTCTTATTCTTAAGGTAGCTTCAAGTTCATTCCTTGAATTTCTAACCTTATCATAATTATTTACTTTTGCCATTTTAATAATATTTTGGTTTAACGATATTTTTTAATTTGTTTACAGGAACAAGAAATTTACTTTGATTTTTTGCATAAAATTTATTCAAGTCTTTAGAATCTAAGAAATCTTGTATATCGTCTTCAACAAGTTCTCCTAACATTGTGTGACTATTTGAAACAATGTATGTAAATGGTTTGCTCTGATGTTTATATATCTCTATCAGCAAACATTCCGTTTTTTCGCATTGCTTCATATTGGTGCTTCGGGTCTTTGAATATTTCATTTTCTTTTATGTATTTTATAATTTTATCTGCATCTATATCAGTAAGAATATCTAATGAGTTCATTATTTCATCTTGTTCCCAACTTGGTATTGCGGTGTAATGTAAGAGACTCTCAATGTATCCTATTTTCCAAATTTCTGCTTCTTCAGGCTTTCCATCAAGAACCTCGTCCATCCAATCTTCCATTAGTCTACAATCTCGTCTTGACCAAATACTCCTTGCTCATAAAATCCTGTCAGTTTCAACACAACTCTACTCATTGCTCTTTTCTCAGCCATAGCAACAGGAAATTTCTTACCGCCTCCCATTAAGTTTTTATCTGATGCTTCTCCAAAACTCATAACCGCTCTAGGCTCTTTACCTACCGTCATAGTTGCAGTTGCCTTTAAGACTACCCACGCTTCAGTCATTATAACAGGCTCATAAGCTATTGCTATATTTTGCTTAGAGACAATCTTATCTATACCTGTTCTAGTTATGATTACAAAACCTCTTTGGTCTTTATAAACATCTTCTTTTACTAAGCCATTCGCTAAGAATAGTCTCTTTAAAGTTTCTTCTTTAGTCTCCTTTATTTGTGGAGTGTCAGCTACTTTAGTTAATTTTTCCTGCATTGTTTTTTTGTGCATTTTATTATTTAATTGATTAGTATTATTGTTATATCCTTCTGCAATTTCGTGCATAGTGTTAATTGTTTGGTCTTGCTCCTCTAGTCGCATTTGCATAAATTCTTCTTTCATTATTCCCATTATTTTGAATGTGTTTTTGTTATACTATCTAAGTATCCCATAAATTTATCTACCATATTTTCTTCAGGACTTAATACATCTAATATTCCTTGATAATCTGATTCAAAAATATCAGTAAGAACCTTTTCTTTTTTATTTATCTTATACTCAACTATATTAGCCATTCTAGGATTACCATCTTTAGCCGTGTACCTTGTTGGTACTGATAATGGAATACTATCAATGTTATAGCCCTGCTTTCTAAGGCTATGTATTATAGCTGAAAGCCTATAAGCACCATATTCATTAATAGCTTCTTTTTGTGTAAGTTTTCTACCATCTTTTAAGTGTTGTAGAATATCACTCGTTTGCGTTTTAGTCATCTTAGTTATTTTTAGTTATTAATTATTTATACTCCTTCTGTATTATCTGCTACTGAGCACTCTTTAGAACAATATCTTATATCATCATCTAAATCCTCTCCACAAGCACCGCAATTAAATCTTTCTGCTTCAGGCTCTTCAAACCAATCATCACATTCATTACACCAATACCCGTCTAATTCAGAATGGTCGTGGCACTCATAACATAATCCTGTTTCAGATATTCTAGCGTTACAACAATATGTCCCTTCAGATTCTTCATAATCCGCATTACAACAGGGACTAGTTAAGTTAATTTTTTTCATAGTTATTTAGTTTAGTTAGTTTTAAATTCTTGGCAAAGATACTATAATTTTTTAAAGTACCAAACTTATTTACACTTTTTTTTAAATTAAGTTATGTTTTATTACTTTTACTATAACTATTACTATTACTATTAATATAACTATAAGGGTTTAGGCAACCCTTAGCCAACTGTTAGTTAAGGGTTTAAATTAAGGCCAAATAACTACTATATTTTTGTTCATATTAAAAGTAGTGAGTTAATCTAGCTACTTGACCACTTTCTTTATCGTGCAAAAATCCTTCACAAGCTTTTGGAACTCCACAAAATCCTTTTCTTGCGTGCCAACTATCACTTGCTGATGGACTCCTCATATATTCAACAGTTACTCCTATAAAATCTTTAGCATCTAGCCACTTATGTTTTACTTTATGATGTATGTGATGTAAATACCAATATCTATATTTTGTTTCTGACCATTCTTTTGGTTTTTCATTAGCCATAAGTAATGGAAGTTTATCCATTTTAGCACCATCTCCGTGTTCAAGTCCTATTAAATTTAATCCGTAGACATAATATTTACGATTTGATACAGATATATCAAAGGTAACATCATCAGTTTTTCTAAACCAAGACTTTAATGTGTGGGCTAAATGGAATCCACTTTGATAATCGTGGTTACTCATACTATGAAGAACATCAACAGGAGCGACTTCCCTTAACATCTCTACGCACTTAACATAAAGCATTAAGGCTATCTCATAATGCTCCCACCACTTACCGTCTACGTCCTGATGAGTTCCTTTAGTAGTTGTATTATATACATTATCTATATGAAGAACATCATTACCAATACAGAATAAAACCCTGTCTATATCAAATCCTTTGGCTTTATCTATTAATCCCTGGACTCCCTCTAAAACTCTTAATACAGCAGTTTCACTGTTATATTTTTCTCCTGTTTCTATTTCGTTAGCATACTTACCTATATGAATGTCAGCGGGATTTATAACAAGTAAATGATTTCCTTTTTCTCTTTTGATTTTCTTATAGTCAGGAGAATATCCCTCTATAAATTTATTTACATTATCAAATATCTTTTGCTCATCTAATCCATAATCTTCTTTTGTTACTATTGAAAATCTATAATCTCCACTTGCTGATTGCCAATGCTTGACAGAAACAACATCTTTTTGGTCTATACCTCTGTCTGATAAGTGTTGATTTAATGCTGAATTGTCATTGATATTGTCTACTGATTTTGCTCTATGCTGATATATAATATTTTCTTCATCAGTAGATAATCTTAATCTTCGCCCATATTCTTTCATTTAAAATTTTTTAGTTTATAATGTTAGCAGTTTCAAGAGCTTACGCATATATACAGCAGTTTCAAGAGCTTATGCATATGTGTAGCAGTTTCAAGAGCTTTTTTAATTTGCCTAAGATACAAAAAAATTACAAATAAGACATAAAAAAAAGGGAGAACTACTCTCCCTTTTTTCTAACTAAAACTATTATCAAACTAAGACTACCATATCTAACTAGGAAATGGTAGGCAAATATACTACTTTATTTTTTAATATCAGCAATTCCTTGCCCTAATATTAAAACTAATAAAGCTTGGAATATTTTTTCAGCAGTTTCAACGTCTACGCCCAAGAATGTTACTAGGGCAGGAACTAATACTGAACTGACTGCATACCAAAACTTTTTACTTTTGAACATCTGTCCGATTAAGACCTTACTTAGAAATTTTTTCATTTTATCTGTTTTTAATTATTAAATTTATGTTTAAACTTAGATTCTTACCTAATATATATTTCATTAAATAAGTGTGAGCTATTTTACTATCTAAAATTTTGTCAGGCTCTTCCGCTCTATGAGTACCTGTTAGTATACATCCTTTACTATCGGATGGAACATTACCCCTGTGAAATAAGATATGAGAACGGTTATCTACATCCTCTACTAGTAAGTGAACATAGTCTCTACTTCCACTCTCTCTAGCTAATCTTACTCTACATTTGTATTGTCCTTTAGGAATACAAGATATATTATTTCTATTATTATTCCAGGGTAACTCTAAAGTATGAGAAATAAATTCTCCATTACAGTAGAGTTTACCTATAACTGAATTTTCTGTAAACGTGTCTCTAATAATTAAGAGACCTGCCTTTTCTTTATTGCATTCTTCTTTAATCATCTTTAATATAAATTCTTTTATTATTTTTATCACGCAGTCTTAAGTACTGTTAAAATTTCTACATCTACTGCAGCCGTATCAGCAGCAGCCTTTATAAATTCAACATCTACAGGGACAGGGTATGATTCTGCTATTGCACTAGTAGAAGCTAATAGTTTACCATTCTGTAAAGAAAATGATTCCCCTGCTTCTAGTTTTACTGTAATAGAGTTATTTGCTGTTTGAGACTCAATATTCAATAGAATATAATTTTCGTTGTCTAAGTTTGTTACTCTTACGTATTTAAACTGACTTGCTATACCTTGACCTTGTTGATTAGCTGTTTGATACCAAAATAAATTAGTCCAAGTTAAAGCTCCTTCAGCAGCCTTTAGAGCTACATTAACTATTCTTTGGTCTGCAGCATCACACTCATTAGCTACATAAGATGATGTTCCACCATAAGAGTTGGAATTTAAAACTATAGAATCGTTTATAGATACAGAAAAATCGCTTGGTGTTATTGTTGTTGCCATTTTATTTTATTTTTTTTGTTTTTTATATTGATTGTATAATGTAATCATTATAGCTAAGCTAAGTGATACTGTAGTCAATATAGCATTAAAGTCTGCAATTCCTATTCCTATTGCTCCTAAATTTGTTGTCCAAAGTAGTACTGTTTCTTTCACGCTATCTTGTATTGTTGTTTTCATTTAATTAGTTGAATATCCTAACTCTGTTATTACTGTAATATTACTTACACTCCCTACAGAAGTAATTTCTCCATTTACAATAGCCTTAGCCATTATAAAAATATGGTCTCCTTTAGATATATTTGTATTTGTAAAGTCGGTAGGAACTATTAAGTCAGTTGTCATAACTATATCATTACTGTTCATACCTTGAACTACCTTCTCAAATAAAACAGTAGGGTATACTGTTGTTGCTGAATTTATAGGAGTGTACTTTACTAGAGCTACTGAAAATGTACTTTCTTCACTCCCATTATTTGTAACTTGAATTCTGCATCTATTAATTACAGCATCTTGAGATGCACAGGGACAAAAGATTTTAAAAAATGAAGCTTGACTAGATACGGTAGCTGAACTTATTACAGGACTGCCATAGATTTGATTCATATCAAATGGAGCTTTATTATTATTATCTATTGCAGAAGGATATTTATAATTAACAGCTAAAGTACAATTCCCTGTATTTACAATAGTATCTGTTTTTATATATGACTTACTTACCCATTCTAATTGTCCTGAGTTACTCTTAGAGCATAAGGTGTCATTAGTAGCCAAAGACAATCCTTTAGGGTTGTGAAGATTAGGTTCGCTTAAATATGCGTGTTCGTTACTTGCCATTTTATAATTTTTTAATTACAATTACAATCGTTATTATAGGTATTATTATAGTTATTATAGCAAGAGCTACAGCCACCATAAAAATTTCTATCATATATACTATCATACATTACTATTCCGTGGTTCTTCCAAACCTCATTACCTGAACATCCTTTATTGGCATCATAAGTAGGAAAATATCCTGCTTGCTCAGTTCCATTTATATAATCCATCATATCAGTTAAAAATAACTGACCCTTTCTATATGTGCTTTGTCTGTATACGTTTAACTCAGCAGGACTAACCGCAGCAGCAAATTCATCTAAATTTGTAACTACACCTGCAGATGAACTATTATTTTGTATCTCTAATATAACTTCAAATCTAGTCATCCAACATAATGCAGGAATAAGATAGTAAGTCATAAGAGCTTGATTGTTTGCGGTTAAAGTTCCGTTATTATTTTCTTGTTTTAATTCTCCGTAAAACTTAACACCTAACAATGATTTGATGTGAGCCAATTCCGCCATCACTATCGTGTCATCAGATATTAAATATGGGTCTGTATTAGCATTTGTAAAGGATTGAGATATTACCTCTCCTGCTGTTGCTAATGGAATATATTGTCTTAAATTTGCCATATTATTCTTTTATTATAGTTTCATTATAATCATCATCTTCTTCATAATCATCTTCTTCATCAACCTCATTGTAGTCAGTAATTATCGCCTCTCTATCTGATATAAACATATCTCCATTCCCAAGCATTGGCAAATCCTCATCTAACATTCTTCTCTGCTCGTTAATTGTAAGCACAGTTTTAACATCTATCTCATTAGCATAAGATACAGGCGGCTCATAATGTATCTTTAAATCTCTAGGGTCAAACCCTAATTCATTATATAAAACTCTTCTTATTCCATTAAGTAATAACTCAGATGTATCCTTAATAACTGTTGTCATAGCTAAATCATAAGCTATTCTAATCTCGCTACCTGTATTATTCATCTTTCCTGAACTAACAATACCGCTCAATGAAGGCTGCCATCTATGAGCTGTAATTATATTTTGGTCAGTAATTCTCTGTAAATCTAACCAACTACCCTCTTGGTCATCTTTTATTATACTTACATTTGCAGGACTAGTGTCTCCATTCTTAACAATAAACATAATCTTACCGTTATTACCCTCCCCAACAAACTTCTTTTGTGCTTCTCGCACTAATTTCTTTGCCTCTTCCTCTCCCATATCTCCACTAATCTCAACGATTGCTGAAGGCTGAAAGCCATTTTTAAATTTTGTGTGATTCCATTTACCTATCTCGTAATCAACTGCAATATGCTCTAATGCAGCTACATAATCAGGAAGACCATAATAATTAAATGTAGGTTCGTAGTCCTTAAAGTGAACTATAAACTTATTATGAGCTACTCTAGGGTATATAGGTAATCTTGTTATCTTTTCTTCATTATCCCAATATCTACACCAATCTGAATTGATATACACTTCTTTATTGGTTTTTGATATTCTTACTTTTGTTGCATCTAAATGATATAGATTTATGCCTCCATCATATATAACGCACTCCATATAAGCATTGCCAAATGTATAGTAATCATCAGCAAGTTTTTTAAAGACTTCTCTTAATGATTCGTGGTCTGCATTTACATCTTGTACAAATCTCTCAAGCTCAGGATTACTACAGACAAATTTAGCCCCACTAGTAAATATAGTTTTTTGAGCTAAAACTGAACGATTAGTAGATGATTTCCTTTTTAATTCAGCTAAATACTGAGGAAATAAGTTGTCATCTCCAAATGGAACATACTTAGTACTAAGAGTTTTAATATTTTTTGGTTCTGATATATTTTCAGGTATCGCTAAATTAAATACACCAAACTCATATATACTATCCTTCTTCTTTGCTGATGTCTTTACTTGCGTGATTGGTTTTCTTGCTTGCTTTTTCACTTGATTTTTCTATTTTATTAATAAATGCTTCTGCACCATTGAATTCTTCGTAAGCTCTAGCCATATCCTCTTGACTCGCATTATCCCAACCTATATTAAGAGTAGCACCATTACCATCAGAAAAGCCTGTAGCCATTCCTTCTCCTAACCATTTTTTCTTAACTTCATATTTTGCCATACTTAAATATAATTTAATTGTTTGTAAATCTACACTATTTTTATCACTACAGCCACACATATGTAAAAAAAATATAAGTAAAAGGTTTTTACACCTTTCACTTGTATTATTTAATTATTAAAACTCAGCAGTTTCAAGCTATTAAGCTACAGAAGCTTGAGTATTGCCCGCTGCAGGAGTTATGCTTCCTGTATAAAGTCTTGGAGTCTCAAAAGATGTTGCAACTAAAGTTATTGTTGCTCCATTACCGTCTACAAAATCAGCACCACTAGTTTCCTCTATAGTCATTGTAGCATAAGTTTTATTATACTTCCAAAAAGAAGAGCCATTACCTGTCCCTGGATAAGTTGAACTTATACCACAAGTTAATACTGAGCCGTTTCTGAATTGACCAAGTGCTACTATACACTTATTCTTCATATTCTCCATAATTGCACTTGTTGCTGATGTAATGTTTGGTACATACCAAGAAACCGTAGTCTCAAACTTAGTAACTCCATTCTCCTTAGTAGAAGTTGTAGCCCAAGTTGCTGTATTTGGTTTTAACTGAAACATCGCATAAGTACCATAAGTAAGAGCTGTATAATCGTGAGTTCCTGCAGCCGGATTAACTGTAACAGTAGTTAAATTAGCTAAATCAGTAACATAAATGTTATTAAGCCCCCCTACTTCTACTAACGCAGCACAATCTAGTGCTATACCTGTATCTATTGCCATTTTATTTTATTTATTTAATTTATATTATGTTAAAACAGCAGTAGTGTTTGCAGCATTTGGAGTGAAACCTCCTGTATAAACTCTAGGAGTTTCAAAAGAAGTTGCTACCAATGTAACAGTAGCACCATTTCCATCTACAAAATCAGCTCCACTTGTTTCTTCTACACTCATCATTGCATATGTACTATTATATACCCAATCATCTGTACCTGCACCAAACCCTTGATATGTTTCACTAATACCGCAAGTTAAATTACTTCCATTTCTAAATTCAGCTACGGCAACTATACATCCGTTTTTCATATCTTCTAAAATTGCACTTGTTGCTGATGTTACATTAGGAATATACCAAGAAACTGTTGTTTCAAATTTAGTAACTCCATTTTCTTTAGTTGATGTAGTTGCCCAAGTAGCTGTATTAGGTTTTAATTGAAACATTGCCCAAGGGATAGTTCCTGCTAAACTTGAATAAGCACTTGTCCCTGACGCTGTAGCCGCAGAAAGATTAGCTAAATCAGTAACATAAATGTTATTTAATCCACCAACCTCTACTAGAGCAGCACAATCTAATGCTATACCTGTATCTATTGCCATTTTTCTATTTTTTTAAGGTTAAAGTTGTGGGGGCTTTTACACCCCCACTTCTATTAATTGATTATACTAACATTCCTCCATTCACTAAAGAGTTCCAACCGAATTGGAAGCCCATAGTAAAGTAAGCTCTGATTTTCATATCTTCTGTTGACTCATCATAGAACATTTTGAAATTGTTCTCAGGAGCAGTAACATCTGAACCTATAAATAAGTTAGACTTAGCTGCATAAATACATCCTTGAGTTGCTTGAATAGCTGCTGTTGCTGCTGTAAATAATGCAGGTGGTGCTGCTGCTAATGCAGTAAATGAAGTATCCCACTCGTACATTGGAACAACCTCTACACCTCTGAATCTTAATGTTGTATAATTAGCTCCTGATTGAGCTTCTGAGTGACCATAATCAACTGCTCCTATTGAAGGGGAAAGTGCTGTTAAAGCACCAAAGTAAGCATTGTATATATTTGGAGTTACAAACATTTTCTTTTCTCCTGCAGGAGTTTGTTGTAATTCTGCAGGTGCTCCATCAAATACGCTTCTTAATAATAATTCTGCATCTGCAGGTGCTATAGTCGCTCCAACTGCTATAAGATTAGCTGCTGCTGTTCCTGTTGCTGAAAACTCTCTTAATTGAGATGCAGCACCAATCGCATTACCTACAGATAATAATTTCCATAGACCATCTCCCATTGAAGCATAAGAACAATTAGCGACATTTCCTGCTAAAGTAGAATTTCCTGCCCACATATTTCTAATTGTATCGTGTTGGATACCTTGTTGTGTTCTTTTTCCAATAATTTGTGCTAATTGAGTTCCGTTTAAGTCAGGCATATTGATACCTGCATTATAAGACTCTCTAATTACCTCTGCTTTGAACTCATCCCAACATTGAGTTTGTTTAACTGAAACATTTTGTACTGTAAGAACCTTTTGAGTAATATCAAACTCATCTAAGTTTGCTCCTGTACAAGTATTTGCTCCACAACCATCATTAATTGCTGTAATGTTGGTTAACTTGTTTGCCATTAAAATGTTCTGCTTGTACTTTACATTCGGATAAAGAGTATAATTTCTCATAATTTCATCTGAACGGAACATTGGCTCTAAAAGGATTCCTGATGCGTAAGTACCTACATACAATCCCCCTAAACTATTTTTTGCTAAATCTCCTGCTGCCATAATTTTATATTTATTTAATTAATTATTTTATCATTCCGACTAAGTTGTCGAAGAATGATGCGTTAATGTCTACAACTTTATTTTCTACTACACTAGGGTCTCCGTCTGTAGACACATCCGTCCCTTTTGCATCTGCTTTACTTAATAAAGCATTCATTCTTTCTACTTCAGCAATTAGAGTTTCTTTTTCTCCCTCTAATTCTACAATAGAATTGTTAAGTGTTGATATAGTCCCGTCTAAATCAGAAAATTTATTCATAATTTCTTCATTGTCAGCAAGCTTTACCTCAACATTAACAGACTCAACAGTTTCAACATCCTTACTATCTTTTACCTTAGCAATGATTTCTTCAACCTTTGAGTTAAACCAATTTTTTAATTCTTCTGTCATTTTGATTTCTCTTTTTTTTGTTAAACTTAAAATTTGTTCCACCTTTTTGTTCGTGATGTTTTTGTATTTTGATACATCATACTTCGCAGCGACTTTAATAGGCTCGGAGATGGAGTCCACAAGCCCTAACGCTACTGCTTCTTCTGCTGTAAGCCAAGTCTCTTCATCCATCATTCTTATAACTTCATTATAAGGGATTCCTGATTTCTTGACATAAACTTCAGCTATTTCATTTGTAATTTTATCAAGTATGTCAGCTTGCTTTCTCATATCTCTAGCATCCCCTTGTTTACCTCCCCAAGCGTTATGAATCATAAGTAAAGAGTTTTCACTCATTATTACTTCATCTGCTGCTAAAGCTATTACAGAAGCAATGCTTGCTGCTATACCTTCAATATATACTGTTGTTTTTGCTTTTCTTCTCTGTATAATAGAGTAAATAGCCATTCCTTCAAAAACTTCTCCTCCTAGACTATTTATATGTATGTTTAATTCTGTGTCTTCGTACTCTTTTATTTCATCAATAAAATTTTGGGCTGTTATCCCAAAAGTACCTATATCGTTAAATAAATAAACATCTGCAACTTCAGATGACTTATTTTTAATCTTATACCATTCTTTTTGCATTTTGCAAATATAAGAATAGATAAAAAAAGATTTACGAAGTTTTAGGAAATAGTTTTAATAGATGTTTAGTAACTAATATTATAATGAGGAGATTGTTTTCCTCTCTCTTTATAAACTATTGTTTGTGCTTGCCTTTCTGTTATTTCATACTTTATAGATATATCCATAAATGTATGAGTTCTGTTGCCTTCATTAGAAACTAAAAGACTATCAAAATCTTTTACTATCATATAATTCCTAACTTTCTTTGGTGGAATAAGACCTCTTTCTAATAAATGTAATATAGTATCTTTTATTGTTGCGTTATCAGGTATTCTTAATGTAACCTCCTTTTCCATTAGTTCTAAATACTCATACACTACTTCTATTTTATTCTGTCTTTCTGCCATTTATTCTTTTTCCCAATGCTGGTTTACTTTATACCAAAAATTATATACTGCATTACGACAACCTTGACAAGCCGGACTTTGTTTGTGCTGAGGTATATATTTAGACCAATATGAAAAAAGACTTTTTAAGTCTTGACTGCTAAGTTCTTTAATAGATTCATTAGAAAATAATATTTTTTTAATATCTAATCTATCTTTCTCTATAACTCTTTCTGCTGTTATATCTATAAGTTTCATTGTATAATTTTTTTCTATAACCCTTTCTGTTCCCATTTATCTATTGGACATTTTCCAAACCATTCTTTTGTTAAGCTAGCCTTAGCATCTAAAAAGCAAGAGCATTTCCCACATCTTGAGCCTTTTGTTATTATTGGCTTCTTTAGCATTATGAAGTTCCTGTAGAATTCACACTTCTTACATATTGATATGCGAGCTTCTTTTATTTTTTTATCTACAAACATTTAGGCAAATATATAAAATATTTTTTAAAAACTTGCATTAGACTGAATTGCTTTTACTTTACTCTGCGAATTAGTTATATCTGACTCTACAACAACTACTCTTCCTGAAGACTGAGAACCTCCTAATGATAAAGAATTAAACCTAGCAGATGTAAATGACGAACTACTCATTATTCCCCCATCAGCAAACTTAACTCCTCCTCCTGCTGAGTTCATAGCAGATAGTTGAGGTTTAAACATTGCAGTACTTCTTTTATTTATAACAGCCTCCCCTCCTTCTAGTTCAACCACTCTACCTCCTACTGCAAACTTCTCCCCTCCTTGTGCGTGTGATTTCCCTTGAACCATACCTCCATTGGCATAGCCTTCTACCATTCCTCCTTTAGCAAATTCTTGTGATTCAATAACAGCAATTTGAGCAAGAGTTGAAGCCACTATAAGTGGTATTACAAATGGAGCAGTATAAGGAGAAACCCAAGCTGCAGTTATTGCTAATGCAGCATTTATTGCTGCCTGAGCTATAGCAATATTTTTTTCTTTTCTAGCAAACTCTTTTTGAAGGTTTAACTCTTCGTTTTGAGTTTGAGTCTCAAGCATCATTTTCTTTCCGTCATACTGAGCCTGAGTAATTAACTTTTTATCTAGCTGCCTATCTAATTCGGTCATTTCATAGTTAAAAGCATTCTGAATACCTTCCTCTCTTCTGCTTTTTTCTTGTGACATTTGATTGGAAAGTATAGAAAAAGTTGCATTTGAAAGTTCTTGTGTTAAATCAATAGCAAACTTCTGAACCTCCTCTTTTCTTTTTTTACCATTATCATCTAAATCCTCATCTACCTTTTCTATTTGTTCTAGTATTTTCTTTACTTCTTTACTGTAATTTTTATATAAAGCTAATTTCTTTTTTAACGCTTCTCTTTTAGCTTCAAGAGATTTTTTCTCCATAACTAAAGTTCCTTGTGTACTCGCTCTTCCTTCTTCGTCTATCCTTCTTAAAGTATCTCTAAGGTCTTTATCTAATTCTCTTTGCTTTTTATTTAAAACAGCCTTGTCAGCTTCTTCAATAGATTTTAGATATTTTAAATGTGCAGCAGCTTTTCTTTTGTCTCCATCAGCAAATAATTTATATTCATCTTCTAGTAAGTCTCTTGTCTTTTGTAATACAGCAATATTCCTATCTTCCTCATCTTCTATAAAAGTTGAATTTATCTCATCATTTGTTCTTTTACTAACTGCAATCTTAAATAGAGCTAATTCTTCAGCGAAATCTACACTAGGGTCGGGGTCAGGGTCACCGTCACCGTCACCGTCTTTTTTATCAGCGGGTAAAAAATCTTTCATTTTTAACTTTACTTCTGCAAGTCTTTCCGCCCAATAAACTTCATCTCCTGCTGCTTTAGCAGACTCTTTTTGTAGTCTTACTAATTCATCAGCTAAAACCTTAAATTGAGCAAACTTTTTAGCATCTTTAATGAACTCTTTAGGTATATCAATAAAACTATTTAAAGCAGCTTGAGCCAAAACAACACCTCCTTCTATTTGCTGCCAAAATCCTTCAATTTTTTCCTCTCCCGATACTACTTTGTCTATGTCTAAAGGAGATAGCCAATCCCAAAATTCCTGAGCATCAGCCATTGCTTCTTTATTCCCTTTTGAGATTATAGATTGACGAGACATAATTTTTAGAAAAAGCTTACCATCTTTAGTTTCTATAACATCCTCTAAGTCAGCCATTTCTTTCCGTAGCTTATAAGCATCATTTAACCTTTTTTCATTTTCTCTTAAATACGCAGTATATTCTTCCCTAACTACTTGAACCGCCATTCTTTCTTTAAATGATTTAGTTAAGTCATCTTGAGCTTTCTTAAGTAGCTTAGCATCCTTTATGTCAGTAACTTGATAGCCTAAATACTCTCCATATTTTCTGTTTAGCTCTTTAAGAGCCATTTGCCTTGAGTTTTCACTAGCTGCAGTACTATTTATAACTTTAAATAACTTCTTCATTTCCATTGCTTGAATAGCCATTCTATCGGAAATCTTTTTATCTGAAGCTTTAGTCCAAACCTCAATCCACCCTCTCATTCCTTTAGTGATTTTATTTATCATAGGAGCAATCTTTTCAGAAAAAACTAAGAACATCCCCTCTAAAGCAGAACTAAATCTTTTAAAAGCACCTTTAGTAGAGTCTTCCATAATAGCAGCCATTTCTCTTCCTGCCCCTGTAGCGTTGTCTAATGCGAATGTATAAT